TAAATCAATAGCATCCTCTAAGGAGCGTCTAGTTCCCTTACTTTTATATAAGTGAACCGCCTTTCTTAACTGAGCTCTCCATCTATCAGCATCACCAGTCATTAGCTGCCATCCGATTAAGGATGCTAGGTATTGGAGAAATTGAGGAGGGCACCTTTCAATATCCATCAGGTCTCCTAACTCCTCTATTACCATATTTACATCATAGAAGCCATAGCTAACCGCTTGTAAAAATTTAGAGAAGGCTCCACCTGCAACTTGTTTAGGGGTAAAGCTTCCGTTCGTTAAATATAAATCTAAGTAAGTATCAAGAGTGGTGGAGGTTTCATCTGCCTCATCATACCATATTTCAACTAAAGTTTTTAAACTTTCCAACTGTTGAGTTCCCGAAGCGTGTATAAGCCCGGATACTTCTGAGTCTGCTCGACCTAGAAGGTTGGGGATATAAGCTGCAGAGGCGGTAGTTACTTCTCTGTTTCTCCATAAATATTCAAACAGTAAACTTACGCCATCTTTTTCAGTGAAAGTCTTATTGTCGTAAATATCCATCATTGCAGATACTACTCCGGCAGAAGGGTCGAATCCACTTCCAGGACCTTTAGAATTTAACACATAAAGCCAAGATAGATTCTGAATTAGATAATTATGCGTTAAAGGTAAAGTTGATACAGTAGAATCTACATACGTCTCAACACCCTCTTGAAATTCCGTGGTAGGTTTATTGAGAGGTATTTTGTGAAGTAGCGTACTAGAGACATAACTTTTAAATGCAGTCCTATTAGGGAAAGCATCAAAAGAAGTCTGCATAGGTTTTAAGATTTTCTGCTCGAATACCCAAGGTCTTATATTAGTTAAGTTATTCCTTGAGATGAATAGTTGCCTTATAGATGAGACGTTAGTAGAACTCACATTGGTAATACTTTGAATATCCTCTACCGTTTTAAGAATCTTACCCAGTACGGTGTAAAGAATATCTTCTTCTCCTCCGTAAATAGAATAATCCGTATCATCATAAAGGTCAGGCACCAAAGAATTAATTACCTCAATGTAATTATGCTTATAGTACTTACGACTCTTTCGCTTGCCTATACTTCCGATTCCTGATTTCTTTACCATGTTACACGTACTCTATAGCAAATTCTATGTTATTAAGCTGTAGAATCTCATTCATTTCTAACTTTACATCCTGAGAAATATTATCTAAAGTAGAAAATCTTACCTCAGGGATTTCAAACAAAACTCTATTAAGTTCATCTACTCTCATCCGTTCTCCAAACTCCCTGTGAGAAATATCAAAGAAAGACAATACCTTTGACGCTGCACTTCGTTTAATATCTTCCTCATAAGCTTTATAGGATTTATCCACAAATAAAGTTGCTTTCAAATCTAGAGTCCTAATCAAGCCATCAACAACTGTAACTTCATCAGTTAACATTTTATATAAATTTAAATAATCTAAAAGCTCATGCTTGAACGATATAGAAGCTCTTTCTAATTGAGTTTTAACTCCATCTACTTCTGCAGCATATGATACAATATAAATATCAATCATATTAGACCCCGCTCCAGAATTTCTTAATGTTGCTGTAGCTTTTCCTGTAGAGCCTACAGTGCTTACAAATCTATTAGCGAATGCGGTGTAATCCTCTCCCGTAACAGCTCTGTACTGTGTCTTGAAAAAGTAAGGAGCCCACTGTTTAGCATGTTCAACTGACTCAGAGTTAGAGCCTCCAGTAGCTTTTGTAGAGTTTACGATAGTAGCGTTGATTGACCCGTCCGCAGAATGAGTTCCCGGGATAGAAACGCTGATGGCAGAAGGGGCTACATTACCTCTACTACCTCCTCCAACTCTGTAAGTTACTGTGTAACTGTCGTTCGGGGTTGGAGATTTACCTCTAACGTTGTCTCCGAATACTAAAGTAGCAGAGTAATCATCAGCATAAGTTTTACTAAATACCTGGCTAGAAGCATCCGCTAAAAATAAGTTTTCAATCTCATTGTAGATATCCCCAGAGCCTGTTTTTATACTTATACCTCCTTCAATAATAGAAGCATCGGGAAGTGAAATTGTATGTATAGTATCATTAGCTGCAAAAGTTCCTGTAGAGGTCTTCATCCTTCCCTCTAGTAATATTAGTTTTGAAAAGGACGCTCCCGCATCATTTAAGGATTCTGTTCTTAGTAAAACTAAATCTTGGGCATCCAAGTCTACCTTTCCATTAGAATTTACTTCATATAAAGTAAAGGAAGCTCTTCCTGTATCCCTATTACTGTCAACACTGAAGGTTCTATTTGCTTGAGGGATAGTATAAGTTTCTGCTCCCGCTAACTCATTTCCGGATGGTAATCTCAATTCACAACTAGCTTTAGCGCTTGTAGGACCTTTTAAGCTTATTCCAATCAATTGCAATAGCTTTCTTAGGTTTTGAGGAGATTGTACAGAATTTAAATAGCCTTCGTTTGCTAACAAATCAGCTTTGAGAGATAGCACACCTGCTAAATAGGAGAAAGTTTCTACAACCATCATCCCTAAATCTGACTCTACAAAATTATTATAATCTAGTGGGTATACAGCCTTTAAATAAGTTAGTAATGATTCTCTATACTCTAAAAAATCATTTGAAGAGTAATCAACTTTAGTAGCTTTAACCTGTGGGGATAATTCTGTAGTAGAAATGAAATCTGATGCTAAAGTTCCATCAAATGCTGAGGTATTATAAATTCCGGTGATGTCTGACATTATACTATTAAATCTAACGTTTGTTCGTCTAGAATCTCTCCTAGAATTGTGAATTTAATCCTTACATAGATTTGATTATATCCAGATGATTTACTAGACTCATCCCAAGAAACGTTTATACTTGAAAGGTCTACCCTTGGTTCATACTTAAGTACGGCTGCTTGAATATCGTTCTCTAAACTTGCTTTCAATTCCTGGGTGTAAGGTTCAAATACAGCGGCTCTTAAATTTGTACCAAAATCAGGTCGCATAGCTCTTTCCCCTTTACTTGTTAAAACTAGCTGTTTTAAACCCGACATTATCGTTTCAGCGCCTTCAGAGCGAGTGAAAAATCCACCCAACCCTTCTACTACAGGAAATGCTATACCATGTAGTTTTTTAGTATTCGACGTAGTCAGTAAATTAATATCTTCGTTTATCATGAGACTTGTATATTTTTGTAGAATCCTTTTTGAAAGGTAAAGTTCTTTCTAACCTCTGTATTAGATAGGGCTCTTGTGTATAGTTTAAAACTTCCTATGAATCCTCCTAATCCACTTTCAGGAATAGTGGCTGCGGTTCCTGCCATTCCTGCTGTATTACTCGTGGTTGTGTGCTGGCAGGCTGTAGGGTTCCCGTAATGGGAATTAGTGTTGTATCCTAAAAATCCCGGGTTGTACGTGCTCTTTCCAAGAGTTCTATTTATGCCGTCTGTAAAACCTCCTCCTAAAATCCAAGGGGTGAACCCTGCACCAATGTTACCTACTACTGGACCTAGGCTATCTGTACTCTCCCAACTCTCAGCGTAGTCGTAAGTCTCGTCGCTCTCTCTGGTTAAGGACGGAATATTAGGTAACCCTCCCGATGAGAGGTTAAATGTTGTGGAAATTGAATCACTCTTCATAAGTTCGGCATCGAAATAAGTTTCTAAGGTGTCATTGAAAAAATCGAAGACTACAGCAATATGGACAAATGAGGCAGACACATCTAAAATGTTTACCCCATTAGTGCTTACTGTGCTGGCGCATGTAGAGCCTAATTCTGAGATGGAGGATGTTTGCATTTCTCCATCTATTATATTCATAGACTCCGCGATACATACACTGTGTCCAAATGTTCCGTCATTTTTATTCTGAGAAACGGTTGGGAAGATTCCAAATTCTAACCCACTGGTCCCTATAACTCCACCTCTATCTCTAAAACCTATCATCATGCCGTGGACTTTATCAATATCATGTTCTCCAGTACTAAGAGAGGTCCTGTTTGCGTAAATATCACCTTGGTTATTTCCCTTAGCTTTATTTCCTCCTGCGTTTTCACAAGCTGCAATAATTCTATATCTATGAGCTGCCGTTGTAGTAAGACTTGGTATATGAACCCAGCAGTCGAATGTAACCCCTCCCCCTTTCTTCGTATCCTTGTTATACTCGTTGTTGGCTAAATAGAATAAGTTATCTAATTCTTGAGTGGTTAATGATTGCTCCGTACCGTTAGGGGTAAAATTACTAGGAAGTCTTACATACGAGGGTGAGCCTCCATTATAAGTTCCATTTAGTTTAGGAATTGCCAAGCCGCTAGGGAAAACTTCTCCAACACTAGGACCTACTAATTGAGCATTTAAAGACCTTCCAGAATCAGGAGTAATGTTATCTACGTTAAATGAGTTAGATGACGCATCCACAACATTAGGAGTTAAGAAGTTGTACCCTAAAAGTAGCCCATCATCTATAATAGACTCGTGTAAGGATTGAACTAGACCTGCAGTACCTGATACTTCGTTAGAACCTTCAAAATAGGGAAATGTCTCAGGACTAGTTGGGCTTATTGAGAATTTTTCAATTACTGAGAATTTATCCGTAGGTGCTTCTACAAATGTGGGAGTTAGGGGAAGTATAATATCTTCTAAATCCTCAGAGAACAGAAGTAACTCCTCCTGTGCCGTCAAAGGTACATTGACTCCCTTACCTTTCAGGAAGGAGAAATCATTAAGAGGAACTCTTTCTATAGATTTCCAAGACTGGATGTCTGTAAGGCTTACATTTTCAATTAACACCCCCTCCCCTAAACCTAAGTCTTTAATACTTCCGTCCGTAGTAGTAAAGCTATAAGTATCTGTAGCAAAGATTGAAACTAGCTGTAGCTGTTTCTTTCTCTTCTTAATCTTCTGGTCATACGTTGAAGCTATAGCTGCAATATTTCCGTAATGATTTACTACAATAGCGCTATCAGAAGCAAAGCCAGAAGCAGTAAGAAGGCTAATTTGGTCGTGTATTAAGGTAGTATGATGAACTTTATTCTTTTCAAAGGTTTGTAAAATATCATCAGTGTCATAAAATTTATTTATCATAGGGTCATTAGTACTATAATCAAAATCTAAAACGGTATCTTCAAAATCATCAAAATTATCTTTACCATAAAGAACGCCTTTACCTCCTAAATTAGGAGCGTAACCTAAATTCCAAGTAGCGCTGGCTGCAGCCATTCCTGAAACTTCGGGGATTCCCCCGTTCACAGAGTCATAATATAATCCGGTATTAGATAATATAAAATTACCTTTGGACGTTTTAGGAGGTCCATAAGTTAACTTAAAGATAGGAGCATCCGTTTCAAATTCTATTTGAGTAACATCCGACAATGCTCTAAATCTTTCTAAATTCTCCTCAAACGGAGAAACTATATTATCTTCTACAAATAGCTTGTAGCTGTCCAGCATTGCGCTTATATCAGTATCTCCAGTTTCTAAGACAGAAGTATTTACCGAGGGCTCTTCTAAAGTACCGTCAGCTCTGGCTTGTAATACTTGTTCTATGTTTGATATATTTTGCTCTACCTGTCTAGCAGCAGCTCGCAGTTGAGCCATTGCATTATTAAGCATTACTATTTCTGCGTACTCAGACATTAAAATAACCCCTTCGAAAACTCGGATATCTTATCAGCGGCTGAGGTAGCATCCGTTAATGTAGTTCCCGCTCCTTCTAAATTTAATAAGGGACTTTCCCCTTTCTCTACGATACCTTGGAAAACATTTGCAGTGCTGGCAACTGGATTTATAGTAGCAGCGATTGACGTATCTATTTTCTCTAAGGATACAGTGGTCTCTATCGTGTTTCTACCCATGATAGCTGTAGGAGCCATTGACTTTCCAGAAAGCTTATTCGCTCTAATATCTAACTGAGAATTTTTAACATTTAATTCAGTTTGAATAGATGCCATATTATTAGCTAAGGAGGTTAAAGAGGTGGATGGGAGTGACGCTAGTTCTTCAAATGAGAACGAAGGAATATTCATCCCTAAATCTTTTATTGGTGGTAGTTCAAATGCCATTAGTATTCGTTATTTAAAAATAGGTTATTAACATCATCTAAATTTACTGATGTTGACATGTCCGCATCGTCTGCGTAAAATTCCGTAACGGTCACTACAGGTTTAAACGCAGTGTCAGAGCCTGTAGTGGAGGGTCTAATACCCACTGCGTCCCTGGATTGTAGGTGTATAGGATACGAGAGAATGTTCAACGCTGCTCCTGCTGGAATCAGGACATCTTCTATTATGACATGTATAGCCGATGCATATAAGTATCTTGCTTTTATAACTGTGCCATCTCCAAAAGTTTCGGAGTTTGCGGCGTCTAATACTTTCTTAGAATCCTCTACCCATGCGGCGTCTACATCAAATCCTGAGGTTGTAGAGTTTGCAAGGTGTAGTGAGGTTACTGTTGCATATGACGCATGGGGGTTTACTGCATAAACTATCGTCCGAGTGCCTACGGCGCTTGGTTCATACGATACGGTAAAGTTTTTTTCTTTCATTTTATTATCCTGAGAATACAGTTTCTGAGCCTTGGGCTAATTTTGACCCACAATCTACTGAGTCTGATACTCTTGCTAGAGGCTGTCCATTAATATATACTCCTCCAGAACCGGTTGATGTAGAACCTCCGTGGCATCTGGGTGTAGGGTTACAGTGAATATTCCAAGAATGGGTTACAGTATGAGCTGCTATACCATCTATAAAAACATCAGCCGAGCCTTGGTTGTTAGTTCTGGGAGGGTAAGCTCCGTGTCCGGTTCCTTTATCTCCTTTTCTAGAGGCTGCTAATATAGGACCTCCATTAAACGACTGTCCCCAAATAGGCTTAACTATCATAGGAACACTAAAATTATAGGATACATCTTCAGCTATTACGGTAAATTCTATGCGGGTTTCTGCGTTTCCTCCAGGCTTTATTAATCTAGTAATACTTGCACCTTCAGGTACATCATCCAAAGAATTAACAGACTTAACATTGTCGAGACCCTCTCTATACTTAATATCTAAGGCTGGACCTATTTCAAACTTTCCTGATATGTCAATACGAAATGAGCGGAATCCATTAAGTTCATTAATGTAAGGGGTTAAAGTAACATTTACTTTGGAACCTATTTCCGAAGTGTCTAAAAATACGTCATCTATATCATAAGGGACAATATCGAAACCGCTGTAAGTAGGAATTCGGTTTTCCCCTCTAATATCAATATTGAAAGACGTAATTCCCGCTCCTTCATTATGTACAGTATCGTCCCCGAAAAATCTAATCTCGGCGCCACTATCGTAATAGGAGCTAAAAGGTGTAAAATATGGGGAATTAGACCCTACAAAAACAGTTGCCATTATTCTTCAGGAGGATTCATATCTATCCTCGGAGCTTTTAGAGTCATTGAAGTTTCAGCCTTAAGGTTTAAGGTGTTACTAGCATTCATTTCTATATCAGTAGCGTCTACTTTTATTAAACCTTGTGAAGAAATATAGGTATCTCCTTGATGGCATTGCATTGTTATATCTCCGGTTCCTTCGTTTATAATATTAATATTGGAATTGCTTCCGCTATCTACGTGAATATCCAGCTGACCCTTTCTACTGTTAATATGCATATTTCCAGTACATTCAATAAGGATAGATTCCGGTCCTACGGTACCTTTACACTTACCTGTTTGTATGACAACGTGATTCGCAGGGATGCTTTCGTCGGTTATAACAATCTTATCCATCCCAGGACCTAAACCTGAATCAAGCAGCACTTTTTTATTACCTTGGGTACTTAGAAGAGCATAATCCTTCTGATACTTTATAGCATTAGGCTGGGTATGTACATCTTCGGCGAGTTCCAGTGTATGACCTACAGGACTTCTGACTATAGTTTTTGATATAGTGTCGTCATCTCCATAGCTGTCAGGGGCTGTAGAACCTATTTTAAATTTAGGTTGTGTAAGTAGATTTCCTGTATTATCTTCGTTGCGCACTGTAGTAAACCCTTGGGCTACCCCAAACCAAAAAACCTCCATAATATCATCATCGTAAGTTTGGACTGCGACTTCAGCACATACAACTACTGAAGAGGGGGTTACTGCTGACATAATACCATGTCCTTTACCTCCAAAAGGTAGAGCGGCTTTTGCAGGTATAATCTCTCCTGAGCCGTACCCAGCCATAGGACGTACTTGTAATTCCCCTAAGTTGAGGGGGTCTATAGAGTCTATTACAGTTGCTAAGAAGAAATTGCTCATAGTATATTCTTAAGTAAGGTAAGTTCTGATGTATATCCTTTAGGATTTAAATTATGTTTTAACCCTAAAATTCTATAATTTC